GCAAAGACTGTCGGAACGTGATCTGACGGGTTATTTGATGAGTAAGAACTTTGAAGAATGGACGCATCTGTGCTTGCCGATGCGTTTCAGTCCTTCCCGAAGCTATACAACCAGCATTGGTTGGTCAGACTGGAGAACTCAAGAGGGTGAGTTACTCTGGCCTGAACGCTTCGGGGAGGAAGAAGTTAAGAACCTTGAGACTAACCTCGGCCCATTTGCTGCCGCTGGTCAGTTGCAGCAGTTACCCGTTCCAAAGGGCGGTGGTATCATTGACAGCGATTGGTGGAAGTTATGGGAAGCATCAGAATACCCTCCGTTTTCATATATTGTGGCAGCCTTGGATACGGCATATACGGAAAAGGAAGAAAATGACTTTTCGGCTATGTCCATTTGGGGCGTCTTTGAGCATGACATAACAGCCAAATCATCTCGTATTATTGGCGAAGATGGTAGGACAATGCAGGTCGAGCGCAGCTATGGTCAGATGTCGCCGAGGGTTATGCTGATTGGCGCATGGCAAGCTCGGTTGCAGTTCCACGACTTGGTTGAAAAGGTTCAAAAAACATCTCAAAAGTTTAAAATAGACAAGCTGCTTATTGAGGCTAAGGCGGCGGGTATAAGCGTGTCGCAGGAGCTGCGGCGTGTCTATGGAGCGGAGGAGTTTGCCGTCCAGCTGGTAGATTACAAGGGTAAGGGCAAAGATAAGGTAAGCCGCCTATATGCCGTCCAGCATCTATTTGCGGAGGGGCTGGTATTTGCACCTGAGATGTCTTGGAGTACGGAAGTCATTGAGCAAGTCGCATCATTCCCCAAGGGCGCACATGATGACTTGGTCGATACAGTCAGTATTGCTATGAGCCACATTAGACAAACTGGGCTATTGCAAAGGCCAACTGAACTTGCTGAAGAATTAGAAGCTAGTAAGAAAAATTGGGGCAAACCGCCAGTTCCGCTTTACCCAGTCTGATATTTAGTCTATATTATATTTACAGTATATTTATAAGGAGATTAGTATGTTTCGCACTGCTGCAAATCAACAGATATGGAATGATTATAGAGATATACAGAACAAACTTGATGAGTTGTTTTATCAATCCTATCCACGAAAAGACTATGAGAACATTATTCGTGCATTGTTTAGATGCGCTGAATTGTTTGAAAATATCCTAAGTGATTTGAATACTGACGGCATTACTCCTGAAAGGCAGGAGGAAATACGACTGTATCTTAGCATTATCAATGGGCATATCAGAGAAGATAAAGATTATAATGTTCATATTATAAATCAGGAAAATACAGATGATTGATTTAGAAAAGAAATACACCAACAAACGCAATGATGAGATTAAGTTGAGTCATATTGATCGTGGCATTGTTTATGGCTGGGTTAATCTAGGTATTGATTGGTATTCGCATCAGTGGGATAAAAAAACTGGTAAAGTTTTATTAAATGCGCCAGATGTTAATGATCTCATTGAAGTAAAGCCACGCATTAAGCGCACTGTGTGGATGAATGTTAATAAAGATAATGTGTATAGATATCTTAATAGAGAAGATGCCGACTGTGCGCATTTTGATGATCGCCTCGCTTGCGTGAAAGTTGAAATAGATTGTGAGGAGGGCGAGGGATTATGACTGACGATCTTGTGAAACGGCTCAATGAAGATTTTTCTGTGAATGCTAGGGAAGACATTCAGCATCAAATGAAAGTTTATGAGACTGAACGCAAAGAAGCCGCCGACCGCATTGAGCAGCTGGAAGCAGCATTAAGAGAAGTTGTAAAAGTTGACTGCGGGTTTGTTTGCAAATGTGCTGAAATAGCTCGCACCGCATTAAAGGAAATTAAATAATGGCTGAATGGCAACCAATAGAAACCATACCTCATGATAAGTTTGTTTTAATTTATGCAACTGATGGCAATTTTTCCAAAACATTTGTTGGTAAATTAAACATTAAATTTCACGCAGTGGATACTTGGAACTTTTATGGGGATGATCGGTGGGAATATCCAACAGATAAAAACGACCATTCAATAGATATTAAACAAATTCATATTCAGTGTAGGGCTACCCACTGGATGCCACTTCCAGAATTACCAAAGGAGATTTAGTGATGGATACTGATGAAATATTGCGCAAAGTTGCTCAAGAATTTTGGTCAAATGTCATGAACGATAAAGGTGATAACAATAGTACATTTAACAAATTATTAAAGGATGAAAAATTACAGCAAAAACCTAGTCCGAAAACACAAATTGACGATAGTGATAAATACTATTCGTTTAAGGAGAATGAGTAATGGCTGAATGGAAACCAATAGAAACAGCACCAGAAATGACCGATATTCTTGTTTATTCAAGTGATAGAAGACAAGCAGTCGCATATTGCGATTTAACTGATATGGATGGTTTTTACGATGAGCCAATTAGGGTTTGGAATGTTGGAGGCTTGTTTTTATCTGGAGATACAGAGTTTCAACCGACCCATTGGATGCCTTTACCTAAACCACCGAAAGAGAATGAGTGATGGAAAAAGATATTAAAAAATACCTTCGTGGAAGTGCGGAAGATATGTTCGCTTATGGATGGGGTGAGGTGCCTCCTGATCCTGATGTTCTATTAGAAGCAGCGGATTACATTGAAAAGTTAGAAAATGAGATTAATGATCTAAAAGAGAAATATAAAGCTTTGCTAAAGAAGAGTTGACACTTATCTCTGGTATGGTAGATTTGTTATGTGCGCATGTCATCAATGTAGAGGATGATGTGCAGGTTAGCCACCAGACCTGTTATCCAAACCAGGCGCATGGTCGATAACGGGCTGTAAGTAAGCATTGTGGTGGTGCTTACAAACTTGGGTGGTTGGTTCCCCGATAGCCAGCCACCCCTTTAGTTTCTCAACAAATTACACTATTCTGTCAACTTTTATTTGACTGTTGTAATGCTTGTGTTAATCTAAGCATTAGAGGTGATTTTTATGTTTAATCAAATCAAAAATTCTTGGCATAAGTTTCTTATCTGGATTGGGGTTAAAAAACCTATTCCTCCAGAAAAACCAATTCATATGGCTTTTGCCATTATGGGACTTAGAGATTTAAGAGATATAACCTACAACAATAATCTAATCTTACCATCCGAACGCAAGGGTAAGATGATTCCAAATAAAGACCCTGCCATTGGTTATAAGGGTCAGGGATTACCAAACGCATTTCAACCAGATGCAAAGCTTAAGTATTCCTACATAAACAAAGAAACTAAGGCTGTTAGATATTTTGATGAACCGCAAACATCAGAAGAATGGATGCAATTATCCGATCACAATCCGTATCATTTCAAATTTGACTATACCATAGAAGAATTAGAAATGATGAAAGAAGAACGTGATAATGGTGACATTATTGTAAAGCTTGACCATGCAAAAAAATACTATCAACCAGAAGAACTGTTTGATGAAGCTATACAAGAAATTATGAAACTGCGTGAATTAATAAAGGGCGACCAAAATGATTGATCTTAATAAAAAATACCGAACTAAAGATGGTTGTGAAGTGCGTATTTATGCGATTGATGGCACTGAAACAACATCTGTTCATGGCGCAATAAAAGGAGAAAATGGTTGGTTTATTACAACTTGGCGAGCTGATGGAATATCAAGTTTTCCCGATTATGACCTTGTTGAAGTAAAACCACGAATTAAGAAAACTGTTTGGATCAATGTATACGAAGACGGCACATCTATTCATTCGACAAAAGACTTTGCTGATATGCACAATTATTCTGGTCGTCTCGCTTGCATGAAAATTGAGTTAGATGTTCAGGAAGGTGAAGGATTATGAGCGATATTGTCAAACACCTTCGGCAAGCTGACGTTTCTATGAAATTACCCAATGGCGAGATTGGTTTGGTTAACCATGTTGCCGCTGATGAAATTGAACGTCTGCGAAAAATTATAAAAGAATATGAAAAAACCTCCAAACCACCCTACAACCCACTTTCACAACGTAAATCAATCTGAGGTAAATATGTCCATCCAATACGAAACAACTGTCCCAGTCGGATTTAGTGCAAAAGTTGAAGATGTGCTTGTGTGGTTGCAAAATGCGCAATACGGAAGCGTATATTGCTATTGCCATGGTGAGTTAGCAAAGGCGCGTGAATTTAATTCCAATATCAGCAACGCAGCCGATGTCCTTTGGAACGAAATGAATCGCGGTAGGATTGCCCTTGTGCAGAAACGTAAGGGTAAAAATTGTTTTCAATATTTTGCTGTGAACATTACTGGCAAACGCCGCAAACAAGATTTTGTGGTGCTTGAAGGTGCAGCATGAAACATGCGCTAAAGCTTAGCCATAGCACGACTGATGAATTGGTGCAGAATATTTTAGCTGCCGATTACATATCCTTGGTAAGGGGAATTTCCAAAGGATTGATCGTCATGGCAGATGGCGAAGAAGAAAGCTGGAAACAGTTAGTCAATTCATTTGAGATAACCATGCGCTACTATCTTTCTGAGGAAGAAGTAGAAGCTATTAAGGAAAAGGCTAATGTTCTCAGTTCAGTTGACCGATAGCGAATTAGCTGTCTGCCAAATGATAGGTAATATGCGGCATATAGCTTGCCGATCTAACTTTGTTACCGACACTCAAGTGGGCAAACAAGGAAAATTTGATATTGATCAAGACGGCGTGATTGGCGAATATGCTTTTTGCAAATATCACAATATCTTCATGTCCGTAGATCTTTCAATCAGATCTGGAAGTTTTGACTGCATGATTCGGGGTAAAAGAATTGATGTAAAGACAACAAGGGTCAAAAATGGCCGACTTATTAAAACATTGAAAGAAAACCAAGATGTTGATATATATGTCTTGGCAATATTGGATGGTAATACTGTCACGTTTCCTGGCTGGATTGAAAAAGAGAATTTTACCAAACCAGAAAACATCTCCGATCTTGGACATGGAAAAACATACGTCCTTACCCAAGATCAACTCAAAAGCTGGGAAAAAACCAATGGATGAATTAGCCAAAAATATGTACGCACTTTATTGCGAAAACACCAAATTGATCGACATTAAGCCGCCAGCTTGGGAAGAGTTGCCAACCGAGGTTCAGGCCATCTGGCGCAAGGCGGGGGATGTATACGATGCCAACATCCAAATGGCTCACCATCAGATAAAGATTTTAAAAGATATGTTTCGTGCTAACATGATGCAATTAACGCCTATAACACAAGAAGACTTGGATAAGCACATCAATGAGGTTCTGGAGAAATCGCGTGAGTTATTCAAACGATAAGTTTATTAGCCAAGGTTGGCATTATACTTATGGTTATCTGCGCCGCAAGGAAATGGATAACCATTATGGGTATTGCTATGAGGAACCAGGTGGGGATTTGATTTATTCAAACAACCCCGCCCACAAAAACATGGCTATATTTAACTGTTATCAGGATAAAAAGACTGGAGAAAAATACGTTTCCTTTGCAAAGGTTAGGGTCTAATGGCCATTATACAGCACGAAGGCAAGCGGATTAATTCGCAAGATTATTTATTGGCGATGGATAGGCAAGAATGCGAAGACGATCTGTACACTTTTTTACGCAGGGGATGGAAATATTTAGACGCTTCACCCTTTACCCCTGGCTGGCCTATTGAGGCTGTTGCTAAACACCTTATGGCGGTCACAGACGGCCACATTCGGCGCTTGATCATCAACATCCCACCTCGCTGCGCTAAGTCATCACTGGTTTCTTGTGCCTTTCCAGCGTGGACATGGACGCAACAAACACCAACTCCAACATCTGGGCCAGGTGTCCAGTTTTTGACAGCGTCATATGCCCAACAATTGTCGTTGCGTGATTCGGTAAAATGTCGCCGCTTGATTGAATCTCAATGGTTTCAGAAGCGTTGGGGCGAACGCTTTCATCTGGTTGGGGACCAAAACACTAAAACAAGGTTCGATAATGATAAAAGAGGTTCGAGACTTGCTACATCGGTTGGCTCTGCGCTTACGGGTGAAGGCGGATCAATCATCATCGTTGACGATCCTAACGCAGCACAGGAAGCATTCTCAGA